GTTAACGAAGTATCTGCTCTTAATTCTGCTAAATCTTCGTTCTGTTCCATCTTTTCATCAAACTGTTGTTGGTTTTGCATTGCTCTCATTGTATCTAAACTAATTCTACCCTCATCATAAGCTCTTTTTGCTTCATCTGCTCTTGCTTTGATGTCAAGTTCTCTTGATTTTAGTTTAAGTAATGGATCACCACCGTATTCAGTCAAGATTTTTTGCTCTTCCATCATATAATCTTTAGTCATCTCTGCAATTAAGATAGCTTTTCTTGCATTAATCTTGTTTGTAAGTGCATTTGCTTGATTAATTAGCTCCTGGTTGTTTGGATTCATCTGTAACATCTGTTGCATTTGTTGTGCTTGCATTAATTCTTGTTGAAACTCTAGTTGAACTTGTTCTTGAGCCATCAAACTTATTCTCTCAAGTATATTTTTTTGTAATGCACCCATTACCATCGGTGAATTTTGCACCATGTTAGATTGCATAAAGCTTAAATGTGAATCTATGTGAGCTTTGTGGTCCTGTCCTGGGAAAGCCTGAAAAGGTTTTCCGGCCATTGCAGCAATTTCTTCCAAACTTGGATCAATTGGTTGCGGCTGGACAGGAGGGGGTAATATCGCATTTATATTTTTTACCCCTAAAGCTTCATACATCGATCTATATGCTTGATATAAATCGTGTACTTGAGGATTCGATTGCGCCAATTGGAGTTGCGACTGCGCCATCGAAATTCTTTGTGTTTGAGAAAAGATATTTGGATCTGCGACCGGTAAAATATCTATTCTGTCATCGAAATCTGTTTGTTTAACATTTCTAGCAGCACCAGGAACATCGTAAGGATACTCTGCTGGTAAATAACTTTTAAATACTTCTGCTAGTAATTTGAATTCTTGTTTAAGACCAACGTATAGTCTTTTGTGGATCGCTGACATTACTCTTGAACCACGTTCTAGTAATGCAACAGTTGTACCAACTGCAGCTTGTTGATTCATGTCACCAACTTGTGAGTCTGCAATACTTGCAAATCTTTGACCTGCATTAACTACAACTCCCATTAATTGTAAAAGAGTTTGGTCTGGTCCTTTGAATGGTAATTGCATAAACTGATCTTTAATATTGCCACCAGGTGCATCAACATCTCTAAACTCACCAGGTTGTAATGGTTGTGCATCATCTCTAATTCTTATACCTCTAGTTTTAAAACCTGCTGGTAAGTTTGCTAAAGTTCCTGCATCTAACAATTGTCTTAACGCTGCTGTTGCAGTTCTAGTTAAACCACCAATCATGTGTATCAAACCAAAACCATAAAAACCTGTACCTGGTAAAAATTTATATTGTACAAAGTATTTTATTTTTTCTTTTGTTGGATCGTCTTGTGTAAAGTTTCTTCTGATAGATAAAATTTTATTATTAGATTCTGCAATCGTTACAATATATGGAAGTTTAATTCCTGTTTCTTCACCATCTGCACCCATGTCTTCAAAACCTTCTAGATCTAAATTGACATGCATTTCTAAAATTGTGTATTGATCTTCTTGACCATTTTTAGTTACACCTTCTAATTGTCTTTCTTTTTCTTCTAACTCATTTGATGTAACAGGTGGTTGTCCTAACTCTATGTCTCTGTAAAAACCTGACACTTGTTGTTTTCTTAATTCGTTTTCTGACATCTTGATTACATGTACAATTGCTTCTGCATCTTCTAGTGAGTTTGCAGAATATGGTACAATCAAATCATCAGCCGGTACGAATTTAGAAACGGCTCTACCTAAAAGATCATCGTAGTAGACTTTCTTAAAGGTAGATCCGGATAGAGGGAGGTAAAAAAGCATTTGGTCAAACTCTGGTTCATACTCTTGCATCTGATCCATAATTTGATAGTTCATAAAATCTTTTACTCTGTGAGCTTGGTCTTGTTTTTCATTTGTGATGTCACCTAAAATTTGTGCACGCACTGGACCATCAGCTGGTAATAATTCTTTGTAAGCTTGCGCTTGAAATTGTGTAACCGCTTCAGCAAGTACAGGGTGGTTAACACCTGATGCACCTCTGAAAGGTTCTGTTCGTCTTTCGTATTTAAAACCTAAAAGTTCTAAACCTTCTCTGTAAGACTGTTCCCAGTCTCCACGAGATTCTTTGTATTCTGTGTATTTGTCAAATAGACTTGTACCTAGTTCGTCTAGATCTTGGTCATCCATGATCTCTGCTAGGTTTTGAAAATGATCTGTAGATTCTAATTGTTGTGCCGCTGGATCAAAAGATATTTCTGCTCCACCTTCTTCGTCCATTGTTACTTCAACGTCTTCGTTGTTTACGATTTCTTCATTTGGAACTGTAACTTCTTGTTCTACAAAAGCTTCATCTTTTTCTGTAATATCTACGTTTGGTAATGGTTTGTCTATTTCTGCCATATCTCTTTCCTGTTTATTAAATTACACCTTTAACTGAAGTTATACCGTACATACTAGGGTATGTAAAGGTAGAACCTCTTGATCTTTCTAAAGCTCTTTGTCGTTCTTCCTCTTCTCTTTGTTTTCTAACTCTTTCTTGCACAGCTTCAACATCAACGGTTTCTAAACCCTCTAATGGTGGTGTAGAAAAATCTGTATCCATCATGGAAAAATCTTCTGCTATTTGTTTATTTTTAACAGCTTGTCTTTCTACAGGATTCATTTTTAATAAATCTTGAGCTTCTGCAACTCGACCAGATAAAAAAAATGGAGATGTTAAAATTTCTGCTGCTGTCTTACCTTGTTTTCTCATTTGATCCATTTCGTATATAGTAAGAGGAACCGCAGTTATTCCTAAAGCCTTACCACCAATTTTTGCAATATTTTTTGCAACACCTGCTGCTTTTGCTAATTTTCCTGTACCAAGCTGCATGTTATTATAATCAACCGCAAGAGGACTTGTTATTTCAGGAATTAATCTTGTAATCATTTCTGGAGATGGAATACCTGTTACTGCTAATAATCTATTAGGAAGTATAGACGATCCTGTTACAAGATCTATTTTTCCTGTTGGTTTTTTAAACAAAGTACCAACTAATTTATTGTTTAAATTTTTTTTTGCAAAATCTAAAAAATTTTTTTGAGAAGTTAAAAATGGTTTTGCTTTTTCATATGATTTTGCTGCATCATCACTTAATTTAATTACTTCATCTGATAATTGATTAACATTAAGATCTTTTCTTAAAGTTGAATAATTAATATTAGTAGGATCTTTTTTAAAATTTTTTAAAAGATTAGATGTATATTTTGCATTTTTAAATGCACTAATTTTTTGTGTAGTTTCTGTGCCAAAGTTTTTTAACCCATCAGCTACTGGTTTTACTTTAACTATTGGAGTTGCATTTTTATTTTTATCAAATTTAATATAACCAATTTCATATCCACCGGTAATTTTTTTTACTGTATTTTTTATATTATTTATTTTTTTATTATATGCTGATAGATTTCCATCTTGTAAAAATTTAGTTACAGCTCCTTTTTGTAAAACATCATATCTTGTTTTAAAACTATTTAAAAAAGGAGAAGTTCTTTCTCCTGTTAAAAGTAATTGTCTTTGAATATTTTTATCTTTAATGTATGGAACTAAAGATCTAGGAAAAGCGTGTTCAAAAATTGTTCCTTTCATTTTTGTTGGACCTGAACCTTTAGGTATAAAAGATTCTTTTAACGCAATGGCAGGTTTTGTTAAAGCAGATCTAATTTCTTTTGGTGAAGCACCTGCTTCTCTAAAAACACCTTCTGTTGTTTCTATTCGACCATATATTTTAGGTATTAATTTAGAAACACTTTTTGGTATATTAAAACGTTTTTTACCAGAATCTAAAGTTTGATTTATATTTAAAGCTCTTGAAACTGAAGATTCAGAACCTCTAGGAACTCCTGCTTTTTCAAACAATTCGTTTTGATTTGTTATTAAAGATGGGTTTTTTTCTAAAACTTTTATTAAGTTTTTACCGTATTTAGTTATTGTTGGTTTTATATATTTATCTTTATATTTTTCTCTTTCACCAAGAGCTTTTATTCCATATTTCTTTTGAACAGATGGAGCCATTTTATATTTTGTTTCGATTTCTTTTTGAGTAAGTTTTGAAGCGTCTTTTTTTGCTGCTTCAATTATTGCTTTTGATTTAGGGGAAGTTATTCCACCAGATCCTCCACGGCCTCTTGTTTTTTCTTCAGCTTTTGTAATTCGATTTGCTTTGTATAATTTTCCTCTTGGAGTGTCCTCTGGAATATTATAACCAGACTTTACTTTTTTTCCACCAATGTTTGTAACAGCCTTACCTCTTAATTCATCTAATATAACCTCTATTCTTTTTTTAGTGGTATTTAATTTTTTAGCGATTCCACGATCGTTTAAGCCACTTAAATATAATTTTTTTATTTCTGGTAATTTTTTTTCTAACTTTAATCTTTCATCTGAAACATATCCTCTATAACCTTTTGAACGAACAAATCCTGCTTTACCAAACCCTATCCGTCCACCATCTTTATAACCCTGCCTCATCGCTTCACGCACCGCTTCACCAAAGTCATAGCCATCGTCCATAAGCTCGTTTACTTTTTTACTGAACGCTGATGGTTCGTAATCATCTGCCGGTCCGCCGTCCGCTTTTGGATTACGTCTGTTAAACTCATTGAAGATCTTGATTTGTTGTACTTCGAACTTGGGTCGCGGTCGGTTGATCGTGCTTGCACGTTTGATTGTTTGTTTACCTAGTTTCGTTTGTAGTTTATCTAGGATACCTTCGAATTGTCCGGGCATTATTTTAGCCTATGATAAAGATATACTCTTCCGCCGTCAGCTAATCCATAACCGAAACCTTCTCGACCACCAGCATCATAACTTACTCCAGTGTCGTCTGTTGCAATACCGGGACCGCCTGATCCTGGTCTTCTTCCAGTTCTTTGAGCATTTGATAAAGCTGCGGCTTGTGCTTCAGCTTCTCTTATTTTACGAGCAGCTTCTGCTTTAGCAATTGCATCATTAATTGTTTTTTGTTTTGCAACCTTATTAGCTTCTATTTGACGACCGATGAAACCTAAAGGTGAAAATTGTTTATATGTTTCCATAAGTTGTCCTGGAATACTTAATAGTCCTTCTATAAATCCTGGACCTTTTTGTTTTGTCATACTTCCTATCGGAGTTCCGTCTGGCATTGTCATGCCAGTGTACTCTTTTCCATAAGTTCCATAGTTAGTTGCAATACCTTGTGGTCCACCATCACCGCCGCCACCTTGATTTATATTTTGATTTATAATATTTGGAATACCAGGTGTAACTGGTGTGGGTGTAGGAGTGGGTGTAGGTGTTGTAGGTGTTTGACCAAAATCAAACAAAGCTAGATACTGAGCTAAAGTATATTGCTTTTGTAAAGTTGGGTTAGCATTATATGTTGCTATTAAATTTGCTCGTTGTGCCATTAGTAATATGTCCTCTCTATTCGTGGTAATGTGTCTTCTTTTTCGTCATCCGGGTGATTTACAAAACCTCCCTGTCTAAAACGCATTACCGCTTGTGTTGTACTATCCACCAAATCATCATGATCTCCATAAGGAAATGATGCACACTCTTCAATCACCTCTTCAGCAAACTTATGATCTGGAGCCCAAATTTGACCTGACTCAAATAACGGGGCCACAGAGTTAACCCTAGCATGTTTGTCGTTTCCTTTACTAGGTGTGTAATTTATAACAGGTATCCCCA